AGAATCAGAATGCATCGGTAGAAATCCTAGCAACTGCAAAGAACAGCCTAACTGCTCCGCAGGTGTCCGCAATTAAGCGCCAAACTGTGTCTCATGCAGACTGCCCGAGCAGTTGTTTCAACCTGATCTCGATCAAAATCTCCTTTCCTGGCTCAGCGCGACTCTCTACTGGCGTTTGGGCGAACTGCGAGTGCCCTGATCGGGATCGAACCGTTGACCTCTTCCATGTCATGTTGTGGGCAAAAGCCCATATTATTGACCTAATGAGACTTGTGAGACGGCAAAACCGGCACAATCGGCGGTATTTGCTACCAAAATGCTACCAAATTTTCAACCAGTGGGAAGCGGGACATCCGGTGGGGAACTGACCCGCAAAACGTCGCCAGGAATAGTCGCGCGCCCCCTGAGGGCCGGGGCCATTTGGGTGGACAAAGTTTCCCATGCCCAATAGTCAGAAACGCCCAACAGCCAACTGTGGGGCAAGTTTTGGCCGTCTGGCAGGGCTGGGCATTCTGCCCCGGTTGGCACCAGTCCACCAGCCACGTGCAGGTGGCACCAGTACCGGAACAGTGATGAAAAAGTCGCACTGATCCGAAGGCGTAACAATCTTGACCTGTTGTCCACAACTTTCAGTCGCTACAATGTCAGATATGCTTCAACAACTTGAATTCGCCGATAAGGTTCGCCGTGAAGTCGCCCCTCGGATTGCCAAAGGGCGCAAATCTGAACTCGGCCAATTTATGACTCCATCGAACACGGCCCGGTTCATGGCCTCTCTGTTCCCGGCCAGCACACTGAAGACGTGCCGCCTGCTGGACGCTGGCGCAGGCGTGGGCGCGTTGTCATGCGCCTTTCTTGACCGCTGGATCAGCGGCGGCTTTGAGTTTCAAGATGTGCAAGCCTACGCCTACGAGATTGACGACAGGCTCCGGAGCCACCTTGCCGAACGCCTCGCAGCCTATGAGGGCGTGACGGCTCACGTCTCAGGCGAGGACTTCATTTCGTCATCGAATCAGTTGCTTTTCCACGGGGCAACAGATTACACACACGCGATTCTGAATCCGCCGTACAAGAAAATTAATAGCCTCTCGGCGCATCGGCATGAACTCCGTGCTCTGGGCATTGAGACCGTGAATCTGTACTCGGCGTTCGTTGCGCTCGCCGTCATGCAGGCCGCGCATGAGGGACAGATTGTGGCGATCATTCCGCGTAGCTTTTGCAACGGGCCGTACTATCGCCCATTCAGAGAGTTCATTTTGCGGCGAGCGGCGCTCCGGCACATTCATCTATTCGAGTCGCGCACCACGGCATTCAAGGACGATGACGTGTTGCAAGAAAACATCATCATTCGCTTGGAGCGCGGCGGCGCTCAGGGGCCGGTCACAATCACCACATCGACGGACGATAGCCTGAGTGACTTGGAGACTCATGTGTACCCGTTCGATCAGATTGTGTTCCCTGATGACCATGAGGGCTTCATTCAAGTTCCCACGTCGCCAGATGAAAGCGCAGAGGCCGTAGACACGCCGTCCGCCATTCGATATTCACTGGCAGACATCGGCGTGAACGTCTCGACTGGCCCCGTTGTCGATTTCAGGCTGAGAGACTATCTCCACGATATGCCAGTACCGGGCACGGTGCCGCTGCTCTATCCGAGCCACTTTAGCGTCAATCGTACAGAGTGGCCGATTGCAGGCGCGAAGAAGCCGAACGCCATTGAGCGAAACGGCGATACAGAGAAGTGGTTGTTCCCGAATGGTTACTACTGTGTGGTGCGTAGATTCTCATCGAAAGAAGAAAAGCGCCGGATCATGGCCAGCGCGGTTGATCCCGCCGTCTTTGGCAACGCTCAGGTGCTAGGGTTTGAGAATCATCTGAATGTCTTCCATGAGAATAGGCGCGGCCTCTCCGAACCGCTGGCGAATGGGCTGGCCATGTTCCTGAATACGACGGTTGTAGACAAGGCGTTTCGACGCTTCAACGGACACACTCAAGTGAACGCCACAGACCTGAAGACGATGAAGTATCCGAGCCGCACCGCATTGATTGAGCTTGGCAAGTGGGCTGTGAAGAGCGGGGAGCTTACGCAACAGATGATAGATGAAAGGCTGGACGCGCTGACGGCATGACTCACACTCATATAGAGGAAGCACTCGCAATCATCAAAGCTCTGGGCCTACCACGAGCACAACAGAATGAACGGTCGGCGGTCAGTCTCCTTGCGTTGTTGAATCTGACGGCACAGAAGACGTGGGCTGAGGCCGAAGCTCCGCTGGTGGGCATCACGCCTGTCATGGACTGGGCGCATGAGCACTACGAAAAGAAGTACGCGCCGAACACACGCGAGACGTTCCGCCGTCAAACGATGCACCAGTTCATAGCTGCTGGACTCGTCCTGTATAACCCCGATAAGCCTGACCGCTCGGTGAACAGTCCGAAAGCCGTGTATCAGATCGAGCCTGCAACGCTGGCCCTCATCCGCTGCTTTGGCACAAAGCAGTGGCCCGCCAAGCTCGCAGCATACTTGACCGAACACCAGACATTGATTGCACAGTATGCAAGGGAGCGAAAGTACAATTTGATTCCCGTCGTGATTGCACCAGACAAGACGATTGCTCTTAGCCCGGGCGAACATAGCGAGTTGATCCGCGCTATTATTGAAGACTTTGCTCCGCGCTTTGCGCCGGGCAGTGTGTTGGTTTATGCAGGCGACACCGGCGATAAGTGGGGATACTTCGATAAGGCATTGCTCGCAAACCTAGGTGTCGAGGTCGATGCACACGGGAAGATGCCCGATGTAGTTTTGCATTATACCGATAAGAACTGGTTGCTCCTTATCGAGTCAGTCACCAGCCACGGGCCAGTAGACGGCAAACGCCACGCGGAACTGGCCGAGTTGTTTGCAGGCTCGAAGAGCGGGCTTGTCTATGTGACAGCGTTCCCGAATCGCGCCATCATGGGCCGCTATCTTAGCGAGATTGCATGGGAGACTGAAGTGTGGGTTGCCGATGCGCCTTCGCATCTGATTCACTTCAACGGCGAGCGGTTTCTTGGGCCGTATCCCGTCGAATAGCGCCATTGCGCCACAGATGATGGCTCACAAAACTCAGGAGAATTGCACGGTGCTTTCAAAAGAGGGCTGGAGATTTGTTCCAATTGCAGAAAAGCTTGAAGATGAAGCTAAAGCCATTAGGGTAATTCGAGATCAACAATATGGAAACATCTACAAAGAAGCGCCGTCCGATGCGAGGTGGATGGGCGACCTCGGCGAGATCGTTTTCAATAAGTGGCTGCTGCATAATCACGTTGAAGGGTTCAAGTGGATTCAGCATGAGACAGCAGGTAAACCAGATTTTAGGTTGAAAAACGGTACTCGAATTGGCGTGAAACTGGTAAAACGCACGGTTCCACCACAGTTAGAATATGGAATTCAGATTTCCGCCGCACACTCACATGAAGCTGTCGATCATTTTTTCTTTATGATGTATGAATTCAAGAAAAGGACGATGTGGCTGCTGGGCGGAATTGATCGCAACGAATTCCTTGCAACGGCACGATATTACAAAGAAGGCAAATGGGTGCATCCACACTACCAAGTCCGAGATCACGACATCTATAACAATGAAATCAGTAGGCTTCAACGCCCTGATGAATGGATCGCGTCCAGACTGATTTCTGATACCGACTTCAATCCTTCAGAGACGATGAAACAAGACTGACTCCGATCATTGTCGGCACTTCAGCCCGCAGGCAAGACAAGAAGGTGAGCAGGCGCAGGAGGTGCAGATCATGGCATTCCAACCATGATAGGAGACGGGACGTGTACACGCTCCGGGTCAAGGCGGTAAAAACGAGAGTTCAGATCAACGTTCGCCTTGAGGCGGAGTGAGTACGCAAGCAAACTGATTTGCAGGTTGGAATGCCAGAGGATTCGTTCTCCCAGCTTCATCGATGAACTATCGATCCAATAGATGCGACCAGATCAGAGGACCGCTTCTGTGCGATCCTCTGCTGAACCCGGTTCAATCTTGCATTCGCTTCCGTGTAATACTTTTCGTCCAATTCGATTCCAATGTATCTGCGATGCGTAAGCGCCGCTGCTGCGCAAGAGCTTCCGCTCCCTGCAAACGGATCGAGCAAAACGTCGCCCGGCAACGAGAAGCTGCGGATCAGAGGAACGAGTGCCGAGAGAGGTTTCTGGGTCGGATGCAGCTTGTTGCCGCTGTAATCAACATCGATCACGTCCGCGATTGGATACTTCGGTAGTGGAGGCTTTCCCTTTGCCAGCAGGTACG